TTTTGAATGGACGGGTGATTTTATCCACCGCGTTAAGAACCACCTGCAGACGCAGGTTTGTATCACTCATCGTCACCGGCTCCGCTGCGTAAAACCGCCCTGTGCCGCCACTCCAGCACCTCCGTCAGTGGCATGTTCTCCGTTGCGGAGGGCGGCCAGTGAAATACGGTGGCGATGTCCGCCACCAGATCGTCAACCGTCAGGCCGTCTGGAAATCCGACGTCACCGACTTCGGCAACAAAAAAGTCACCACCTCAACCGACAGCAGGAGCAAATCGGCAGGGTCCATTTCATTGATTTCGTGCGACTGTAGCGCAGGCACGGAAATGCGCGGGAGCACAACCATCATCGCGTTGACGTCCATATCCATCAGCGCCTGCAGACGGGTGCCGCGCAGCGAACCGGACTGGGGCTTACGCAGGGTGACCTGGGTGATGGTTTCTTTGCCGCGCTGGATAGGCGTATCCAGCACAACGATTTTTTGCAGCGGCAGGGTTACCGCCTGTTCAGCTTCTTTAGCCATGTTGTTCAGTTCCTGAATTCATTGGGAATAAGCGGCAGGGTTTCACCTGCCGGAGTAATCAGAGACCCAGCGCGTTGCGGTGTGCTTCCAGCATGTCCACGCCGCCCACGATTTCGACCATGTTCACCAGGTCAACCTCATAGAGCACCTCGCCGTTAATGGTGAGCTTAGCGTAGCTGTTGGTGCCGGACACTTTGGTGGTGCTTGACTCGCCCGATTTCCATTCTCCCGAGTCCACCTCCTTGTGGCGGCCACGCACGACCAGCTCAACGGCCTGTACTTCAGCGGTGTCATCGCGCTGGATGGATCCGGTAAAACGCAGCTGGATACCGTCCACGGTGGTGGCTCCCAGCTGCTTGAAGAGCAGCAGCTCGGTACCGCCAATGCTGAATTCGGTGTCCAGCGCGCCGTCATCCAGCCCCATATCGATGTCCACCGCGCCGGGCATCCCGCCGCCACGGTATTTTTCAAACTTGCGGGTGAATTTTGGCAGCGTCACGGACTCCACGATGCCCATCCAGTTGTTTCCGGCGTTAAACAGGTTCAGGTGCTTAAGCTTGCGGGGTAAGGCCATGTTTCCGTCTCCTTATGCGCTAACGCGGCTGGCGAAGTTCACCAGATACTGGTCAGTGATACGCTGGCGCAGCAGCAGGTTTTCCAGCGGTGGCACCGGCGTGTAGTCGTAATCGATCAGCAGCTGGCCCGCTTTCAGCGTGTCTTTGGTATTCACGCTTTCGTCCAGCCAGCAGTCACCGCCAATCAGGTAGCCCTGGTTAACCAGCTGGCGCATTTTGGCGCGGATACCTTCAATGATGTCACGGGCCAGTGACGGGTTAAGCGGTCCATCCACAGCCCACATGTGTGCTTCAGCCATCGTGTCGGCCAGAACCTGCGCGGTGCGCGTGTAGTTCTCAAACGCGAAAAGCGGATCGTCACTGAGGCAGCGGGAACCCCAGAAGCGAAAGCCGTCCTTGCGGATAAGCGTGGTGATGTCGTTTTTGTTCAGCAGGCCTGCATCCGTGGCCGGATCCTGCAGGTCCCAGAACACATCGGCGGAAATGCCGGTGACGCCGTTCACGCCCACGTTCGACAGGGTTTTGTGCCAGCCGGTCTGCTCGTCAATTTTGGCGCGCAGGCCCAGCGCGCGGGCGGTGGCGTAGGCCGTCGCGTCCGCACTGGTCACGGTGTCAAAGTTGATGAAGTCCGGCCAGATAAGCATCCCTTCGCGCTGGCTGAAGTTGTCGCGATAGGCAATCGCCTCTTCAACGGTTTTACAGCCATAAGCCGCCAGATAGGCAAATCCGCGCAGGCTCTGCGCCACGGACAGCAGCTCGGTGGCAACCGCCTGCGTGTCATGCCCCGGCACGCCAAGAATGCGTGGCTTGACGCCCAGCTGCGCCTGCGCGGCCAGCAGCGCTTTCATGCCGGTGCGTTTGCCGTCAGTCGTCACGCCGCCGATGATATTGGTTGTGGTTTCCGCTTCGGTTTCGCCCTGCGCCACGCGCACAATCACGGTAACGGGTTTCGCCTGGTCGGCAATGGCATCCAGTGAACGGGCCAGCGTGCCGGACTCCCCGGCCTTGCCGCTGGCGGTCAGTACGTCAGTAACCAGCACGGGCTTATTGAGCGGAAACATCTCCGCATCGGCATCATCGCCGGTGCAGACCATGCCCACGATTGCCGTGCTGACGGTGGTAATGGTTCGGGTGCCTTCGTTGATTTCCTCAACGCGCACGCCGTGGTGATAGTCTTGCGCCATGTAACGAATCTCCTGTTAAGGGGTTTCGCTATGGTGAGAGGTCAGGCGGGGTACTGCACTCAATTGCCGTTGTGTGGGGAGTGGTACAAACAAAAACAGGCCCGCTGGCGGGCCTGATGGTTATGCTGGCATCTGCGGCCAGCTGATATCGGGGGCGGCTGAAACATCAACCGCCTGGACCATTTGGATATACTTCATCCAGACAGTCAGCGTAGCCTTGTCCGCGTCAGTAATAATGCCCAGTGAAAGCTGCGTCTGCCATGCCTGCGTCGTGCTGTTCGCCTGGCTGATTAATTCCGCCTTGTGGCGGGCGGCCTCAGCAACATTCGCGGCATGAAGGGCATCCGTGTCCGTTACCCACTTTTTGCCGTCCCATACGTCAAAGACCGAGGACGGTTTAAGTGTCGTGGTACCAGAGGGATATTCACCCGTTTCGGAAACCATGACTTCAGAACCATCAGCCACTGAATAAACCGTTTCGCCTCGGTGATCCGGTTCCGTTAGCCAGCTACCATTACGGAAAATCACCACCTGCCCGGTGGCCACTGATGGCGGCACTGACGTGCAGGTATTGGCCGGGATGCCCACGCCCGTCAACAGATATTCATCCGTTGTTCCGGTATATTCCCCGCTTACGGCGTCGAAGTTATAGACCTTCAGCGTGCCTGCAGACTTTGCCAGCCCGTCATTATCTAATGTCACCTTAGCCATTATGCAGCCCTCACAATGTAGTTAAATGCCACGTTACGTGGACGCACAGAAATCCACTGACTAGTGGTGATAACCCCACCCTGCTTTTGCTCCGCATACATACTGTTGTCGTTAAGAATTGCACCGAGCACGCCGTTTGCCGGAGATTTAGCATCGCCAGGCTGTGAACTTGTTACGCTGTCTGCCTGACTGAAAGAGGTACCAATGGTGCCGTTGGTTGTCGTTGCATCAGCGCCATAATAATCCAGCGCTGCCGTTCTGATTGATGTGGCCGCCTGCGCCGAAAGCAGGGTGCGGGCATTGTCTGCAGCCCGCCCGTCATCCCATCCACGAATAAACTCACCTCTTAAATCAGGCAATTTCAGTGAGGGGTACGCCTTTGCCAGCACCGGATACGTTGTGGCGCTGAACGAGGCACCATTACATTTCAGCCATCCTTCGGGGGCAGATGCAAGCGACCAGGGCAACGGCACGCCAACCGGTAGCGCAGAGCCAGTACCCAGACCAAGGTTTGACAGCACGTCAGCAATTTTACCGGCGTCCTTAATCTCCTTAAGGGCATTTGCAATCTGAAGATATTGCTTATGGGGATTGGCGGCTCCGTTGTGCTCGGTCATCAGCTCTTCAGCGTACTGCCTGACAGTCAGGATTGCTTCATCCACATATTTACGCGTTGCCAGCACCACTGTCGGGTCAATTTTCAGGGTGATGGCATCCGTGCTGTTCACAATCAGGATCATGCGGACGGTCTGCGTGCGCCCGCTTCCCTCCTGCAACGCTGGCTTGTAGGTTTCCGGCGTATTGCACACCGCAATCAGCGTCCCGTCCTCGGAAAACAGCCCCATCTCACGGATCCAGAATCCCCCATCCGTTTCGGGAATAATCTGCTCCGCAACAATCTGGCTGGCGTTCGCCGGATCGACGCTCAGCGCATTGATTGCTGCCCGCCGGTTCTCATGAACCAGCGCCGTTTGTGTTGCGGTGGGCGTTGGCAGCGAGCCGTTCCCGTCACCCACGGCCATCTGGGTAATGTTCAGCTTGGTGCCCAGCGCGGCGGCATTCGCAATCTTCGCCGCGCCGAGGTTAGTCACGATGGCATAATATTTTTGTGTCATGGTCCCACTTCCAGCAGATCGATAACGTGAACCGCCGCGCCGCCGTAAACGGTGCCGCTGACGGAGATAATTTCCGGGGTGTAGGGATAAACGGTCATGTCGTCACCGTCATAGCTGGCGGCCGCCACGTGCATCTGGCCGTCAACCTGCAGATTGATAGACATCCCCAGCATATGGCGGCTACATGGCTTGGCATCGCCTATCAGCCGCTCCAGCTCCTGATAGGTTTCTTCGGTAATGCCCTGGTCCTGCACGCCGATATCCAGACGGAACGTGCCGGGTGCCTCACCGGTCTGCCACCACTCGATAATGCGAATGAGAAAGCCGAACGGCTCCACCACGCGGCGGATGGCACTGGTTGTGCCTTTGTGTTGATGGATATAAAACGCATCCAGCACCACCCGGCGCTTGACGCTTTCCGCCCAGCTTTCATCCCAGCGGTCTACCGAAAACGCCCAGGCAAGATACGGCAGGAACAGCACCGGGCAGGTGGCCGGATTCCACAGGTCACGCAGCGGCACCTCAAGACCAGAAATCCCGCTGCACACCTCCGCCATTCGTCGCTCAAGCGTGGACGATCCCGGCGGCATCAGGCTGTTATTCAGGCTCATTCCGCATCATCCTGATCCGCAATGGTTATAGCCGTTCCTGTGCAGTAACCGGTCTGCGTGCGGTCCATAATGATGTCCGCTGCAGGTTCGATTACTTCCACCCAGTCAACACCGGCCACGCGCATCACCGCGCCATAAGACTCCCTCCGCACGCTGCGCCCCAGCCTGCCCTGCTCAGTCAGATAGGCAGCCAGCGCAGTCTTCGCAGCTGCCAGACATGGCCCAGCCGTCACGCCGTCAAACAGATGCAGCCGGGCATCCACGCTGTAACTGAAAATCTCCGCTCCCTGAGTCGTCACCCTGTCCGCCACCGGCCTGACGGTTTCTGCATTCAGCGCCTTATCGACAATGGTCAGCAGGTCAGCGGGTGCAGTGCCGTCACCCTCACGGCTCAGCACGGTGATCAGCACCTCAGCCGGTGACGGACTGGTGGCAGACACATCCGCCACGCGCCCGTCCGCACTCTTGGCGTAAAACTCGTAGGCCGCCGTTGGACCGGCCACGGATAAACCTTCAAAGGCATTTGGCACTCTGAGTCGCAGATCGTCGTCCGACTCCATAACGGCATCCACCGGCGGCACGGCATCGGTATCAGCAGGCGTGATGGTCAGGCGGGATACGTTGTAGTTGGCTGCCAGCTGGTCCAGATCGCTGCTCAGGGCATAGGCAACCATCACCGCCTGCGCCGCCTCGTTAATCCGCTGCAAAAGCAGGATTTCCCGATAGACGTTTTCCTGCAGGGTTTTGACCTGTGGATCGGATTCCAGCGCCAGCACCCGGCGCACCGCCTCCTGTTCATCAGCCGGATAAAGTGCGATTAGCGCCTCTTTACGTTCCGCCAGCAGCACCTCAAAATCCGGTACCCGGACAACCTGTGGCGCGGGTAGTTGTGATAAATCAATTACTGCCACTGTTCACCCCCGTTGATACCGACATAGAAACAGGTGAGCCGTCATCGCGCTGCCCGGCAATATCAATCTGCATTGAGCCATCAAAATCAGTCGTCAAGTTCACCGTATCAAGCCGGATACGTGGCTCCCATCGACTGAGGGCCGAATAGGTGGCCGCCATGACCTGCAGGCGCACCACATCGTTTTGTGGCTGGTCAATCAGCACCGATAAAAGCGAACCGTATTCGCGCCTGGCCACCCTGCTACCCTCCGGCGTAATCAGAATGTCACGCACCGACTGGCGGATATGGTCAATATCGGTAATGGCTGCGCCGGTATCCCGGTTCATTCCCAGATACATCATCAGTGTGGCCCTCCGGTATTTGCACTGCCTTTTTGCACACCATCATGGGTGTGGCCGTCCGCCACAACGCCGTTAGATGTCATCGCCCCGCCGCCCTGCGTAACGCCGCCGTTGATGACAACCTCGCTGTTAATCTGCGTCTGGTCAGCGGTGACAATGAACGTGCCTGTTCTCAGCTCTATGCTGTCAGAGGCTTCAATCAGCACGCTTTTGATGCCCTTAATCAGCCAGCGCCCGGTGGCGGGTTCATACTCAAACCAGCCGCCGTCCGGGTACTCCGTTACGCTGCCATCGTCAGAATCTGACGGTGGCGGGAAAGCATCGGAATACACGGCGGGCAGCGCAAAGGCGGTTTCCAGATTGCCGCCCAGGCTCAGGAGCACAACCTGCTCACCCACTGACGGTTTCCACCAGATGCGTGAACTCCCTGCACGTAATGTCAGCCAGTTAATCCAGTTGGTTTCAAGGTCGCCCGTTTTCACCCGGCAAAGCCATTTATCCTTATCCACTTCCGAGACGGTTCCGGTGCGGATGAGGTTGGTGATAAGGCGCATGATTTCGGTTAGTTGTGCATTCATGCAGAGAGGTTGCCATTAACGAAAGTTAACGGGCAGTAAGCGGCATTGTGTGAGCAGTCATACAACGGTAAAACAGCGCTAGCTCATAT